CCGTACGGTATGGCTGAGGTGCCCCGGCTTCAGGGCTATGCCGTGTTGGCATTCAACGTTTTTGAAGATGCTGAGGCCTATTTGTTCCGGATGACTGCGCCGTCTGAAACAATGACCGAATATGATTTCCCCCCTCTGAAAAAACGCGCCGTGAAGCGCGAAAAGAAGGATTTATCCAAATGAACCGTAACAGTTTCGTTCGTTACCGCGCGCCCATCGAATCCAACATGGACGCCGGCCTCCTCCCAAATCCGTGGGAGGAAGACTTCACCGTTCCCCGAGCCTCTCGCTGGGCATGGATCAAGGCCATCATCATTCTCGCCATCGGCTTTACGGTCGCAATGGCAGCTTTTGGAGCATTCTCATGATCGGTTTCTTCAAACGCTTTCTCCGCAAGGCAAGCGGTGAAGCTCTTCTCTCCCGTATGGAGCAGCCTTCATCCGTGGATGATACCTACGAGCGGTCGGAGACGTATCTCATCGCCTATGCCGCTAAGCGGAGATTGGAAGATCGTCACGGTCAGATTAAACGACTGCGCCGAAACAAGAAGCGCTTCAGCCACCTTCTTGCAGAAAACGAAGCCGATATTTGCCTTCTAAGGGGACTCGGAATCCATGTTTCAATATGGGAAATCAATGAAAAAGCTTGATTCAGATGTTGCGCTCAAGCCTTGCCCATTCTGTGGCGGGCCGGGAATAATGTACCAGCAAAACGACGGCTTGGTTTCAGTTGGTTGCGACAGCGCGAGGTCCAAGTGCCTAGTTCAGCCAGGCGTCGATGAGTTTCCTGACAGGGCTGTAAGTGGTTGGAACCTAAGGCCTGTGGGCCAAGAGAATGAACCAAAATGACAGACCCATACATCTGGTATGACCCAACAGAAGCCATCCGCCAGCCTGACGGTTCGATCCTTCTCTGGGATGGTGGTGTAAGAGAACCAGTCTCCCGCCTCCGAGCCCTTCTCATAGCTGGCTGGCTAATGGACAGCCCCTGTGAATCATCAAGAGCAAGAGCCGTAGCCATAAGGCGCGCCTGCATCCAAACCGTACCGGAGAACACATGACCGACAAGACCGCCATATGGGACAGCCTGTCCAAAACAGATCCCGCCCACACAAAGGGCTTTAAACGTGCTGGGGGCTTCTCTGGGACGGCTGTAAAGCCTCAGTGGGTGATATTGCGACTGACGCAGGAGTTTGGCCCTGTAGGCGTTGGGTGGGGCATGGATGAGCCTTCATTCCAAGTCGTGCCCGGGGACAACAAGGAGGTTCTGGTGTTCTGCACAGTCAGGGCGTGGCACGGCTCCCCCTCAAACGTCATGTTTGGCGTGGGCGGCGACAAGGTCGTCACGCACATCAAGGCCAACGAGCAATACAACCGTCCTGAGCGTTGGGAAAATGATGATGAGTCATTCAAGAAGGCGTACACCGATGCCCTGATGAACGCATTCAAGTTCGCCGGTGTGGCCTCCGATGTCCACATGGGCCGATTTGACGATAACAAATACGTTCAGGAGATGAAGGCCGAGTTCGCCAAGGACGCAGCGCCGGCCCAATCCAAACTGGGCAACCGATCGGACACCGGCCCGGGCGAGGTTGAGGGCAAGGACTTCTGGAAGTGTGAAGGACCGGGCATGAGCGCTCATGCCGCCAAGGCAGCCAAGCTCGATGATGTTCACGAGCAGATGCGCTCTGAGTTGGACCGCATCCCTACGGCTGAAGCGTGGCGCACGTGGGCCGACACAAACCTTGAAGACATTCAAAAGATGCCGCTTTCATGGAGAATGATTCTCCGGTCTGAGGCAGAGGAAAAAGGGAGGTTCTTGGGTGCCATTGCCGATTGAGTACGACACTAACGGCGGTTGCTGGCTGTGGTCTGGCAATCTTTACAGTACCGGATATGGTAGAACGCCGATGGTCAATGGGGAACGCGACCAAGCCCATCGTGTGATGTACGAATCGTGCGTCGGGCCGATACCCCGTGGTCAGCACGTTATGCATAAGTGTGACGTCCCCGCTTGCGTCAACCCACAGCATCTGATGCTGGGAACTCATGCCGAAAACATGGCCGACAGGAACAGGAAGGGTCGTGCAAGGGGTGGTGTTAACAGGGCTGCTGATGGATTTAACGAAAAGATTCCACGCGCCGTAGTCAGGGAGATTAAGGAGCGGCTCGCTCGCGGAGAAAGGGGGCGAGATATTGCAAAAGTCTTGCCTGTCTCTGCGGCTTTCGTGAGCTCGATATGGTGCGGAACCAAAAGGATATACGGTTGACGAAACGCCTTCTGATCATGGCCAACGACGCCGTGCGTCAGAAGGCCGTTAAATGGGTGCTGGGCGTTCCTGAGGGTTCTCGCGTGACGTTCCAGCCACCGAAGCGCACCTTGCCTCAGAACGACCGTTTCTGGGCCGTCCTGACGGAGATAAGCGAGAAGGCCCTTTACCACGGCATCAAGCTTTCTCCGGCAGATTGGCGGCTTCTGTTTCTCGACGCCCTCAACCGTGAGGTTCGCATGGTTCCCAATCTGGATTCGACGGGGTTAGTCTCGCTTGGCCGATCTTCCTCGGATCTGGATAAGGAATCCTTCAGTGGATTGCTGGAGATCATCTATGCCTGGTGCGCGAGCAACGGTGTGGAGTTGAGCCAGTGACCGCTGCGCCGCCTCGCCCGAGCATGTCCAAGGTCCGCCGGGCCAGAATATTCCTTCAACATGATGGACGCTGTGAGATTTGCGGAGAGAAGATCGCTGGGGCCTACGAGATTGAACACCGGATCGCATGGGCTCTGGCCTACGACGATTCCGATGCGAACCTGTACCCAGCTCATCCTGACTGCCATTCCGGAAAGACAAAAGCCGATGTGAGGTCCATCGCCAAAGCCAAGAGGCAAGCCGGCGAGACCGGACAGTGGGCTAAACGCGCCAAGAATGGATCAACCCTGAAAAGCCGTGGGTTTGAGAAGGGTGTGAAGACGGTATGGGCGAAGAGAAAGTTTGAGAGAAAGCCAAAAGACTAGATTTTCCGCTTGTAAACCACCCATCGCAGGTGGTAAACCTGAGGAATGAAAACACGAGCTGCACCTATAGCGATCCGGCCCCAGATCGGCTCTGATCTTGAGCGCGTTTTTGCCGACCACAAAAGCAGGGGTGAGGGAATGTCCCGCATCGTCCACTTGTGGGCTCAGGCTCACGTGAGTGGAAACCTTTCCGCTGGCCCGGTGGGTATGAAGCCCAAAGGGCGGAATAAACCATGACTTTCAACGCCTCCCGCCGAGCCCTTGAGGCTGAGAGCGTCAACCAACCTGACCTGTTTGGAGATTACAAATGACTGAGGTTCTTGCTCCCGCTCCCGAGGTGCCGCCAGTGGGTGAGGCCCCAGAGCAAACAGAAGCCGCCTACATGGCGTCGATCAACGAATGGCCGGTCATCACTGATGCATGGGCCGATACTTATTGCGAGCTGACAGGCCGGTCCCCTGACGGGAAACAGGTGACGTTCGTGGATGGCGGGGTCGTCACGACGTTTCGCGAGGTCGCCAAGCGCGAAATCGACGCCATGCTCTGCGCTGCGTCGAAAGGAACGGTGCGCGACATCATCGCCTACCGCCTCTCCCGCCAGTCTGACCCTGCTGGAGATGATGGTTCCATTTCCGCTCAAGAGGCGGAAATACCCACCGAGCAGATTGATAAGCCCGCCGATCAGGTTGCCCTGTCGGTTTATGAGAGCGCGGTTAAGGGCCGTCAGGACTTCCGGCAGGCCTATCGTAGCGAGCGAGAGAAGACCGCTGTTCTGACAGACGCGCTTCAGGCTTTCGTCAAGCAGTGGAACGCTTGCGGGCCGAACAGTGATTTCGGTCGGAACTTCAAGCCTGTGCGCGATCAGGCGGTCGCCGCCATCGCCAAAGCCACAGGTGCGGCATGAGCGCCGTCACAGCCACCACCCACCATCAACAAACAAAGGAGAGTTCGAATGTATGGCCCGCGTGCACGGGTTCGCTTTCACCGATGAAACTTCGGGTCGGGGTTGCCTATCACGGCACCCCGATCACTCCTCGCACGGTTCTGGAGGCAATGGGCGCGCGGGACTACTGCGTCTCCTATTTCCGGCCTGATGATGTCGAATGGATCGACGCCAACGCGCGGTCCTGGTTCGCCGACAACGGCGTATTTTCGTTCTGGATGGCCGCGCTGAAATCTGGCGGCGAGGTCGTGATGACCCGCGAGTATCTGGACGGATATTACGAGTTCGTCCGCCGCTGGGCGCATGAAGGATCCGGCGCACTGAAGTGGGCGGTTATCCCTGACCCCATCGGCACGGGAACACAGGAGTTGGACGCGCTGCTGCGGGAGTGGCCTGCTGACCTCGCTGACTACGGCGCTCCGGTCTATCACCTTGATGAGCCAATCGACCGCGCTCTGATGCTGCTGGAGCGCTACGGGCGGCTCTGCGTAGGTGCGACGGGCGAATATCGCGTCATCCTGTCGCCGGCCTTCTGCGAGCGCATGGACGAGTTGTTCAACGCCATCGCGGCGGCTTTTCCTGTGATCCCGCCGATCCACTTCTTTCGCGGCCTCCAGCTCCTGAAGCCAGAGCATCCGTGGCCAATCACGACAGCGGACAGCACCGACCGCGCCCGCAATCACAACCGGCTGAAATGCCTCGGCGACCGCTATCTCTGGGCCGTCAAGCAAACCGCCGACCGCTGGGACCACATGGCCGCGCGTCGGTCGTTTGAGTGGCCCCCAACCCATCAGCACGAAATGTTCGGAGCAGCCGCGTGACCCAGCCCGTACTCTACCTCTGCGGACCTATAAATGGCTGCTCAGACGCCGAAGCGAACGACTGGCGGTCGATGGTCAAAGGCCTTTGGGTGGGCCGCTGCATTGATCCCATGGCTCGGGACTATCGGGGACGCGAGGCCGAAGCTTTCCGGGAGATCGTTGAGCTAGACAAACTCGACATCGACGAAGCGGACATTCTTCTTGTGAACTATGACCGGCCCAGCGTCGGAACCAGCATGGAGGTTCTATACGCTTGGGAGCATGGCAAGACCGTTCTGGTTGTTTGTCGAGAGGATTCCGTAATATCCCCGTGGCTTCGTTACCACGCGCATCACATCGTCCATGACTTCGCGTCGGCGATCCTGAAGGCTGCATCCCCAAGCACCTGCGGTATCGCCCCCTCGGGCGATAAACCAATCCTTCCTATTAGGGTGACTACGCCCGAGACGGGGTTGAGGGAGGCGCTGGACGCTGACCTGTCGGAAATCATTTGCGCGATCTTAGAGGACGAGGGCGGTTCAGGAGCGCCGTGGTCTGTCATCGCGAACAGGTGCGCCGCGCAGATCGTGGATGAGTTTCCAGCGGCAGTTCCGTTTCAGCGCAAAGCTTTAGAAATCATAGCGTCGGATCAGCAATACAGGTCCGGCTACTGCCAGACAGACATAGCCGTGTCGCCGCTACTAACCGCGGAAGAGGCGCAGTTTATCGCCCGTGAAGCCCTCTCGAAAGGGGAAGGTGCGTGATGGCTGAGACCTTCGGATGGGCAGTTCTCTTTCCCGACGAGCCCGGTTGGTACGGTAGCGGCCAGCCATCGATTTGGACTGTTCGCGCGACGCGCCATGACGCCATGATCGCCTTCGCGGAGACGTGGGCGCGGAATGGCGAGGACGCCCCTCACGCGTGGAAGCGCGCCTACCGCAAAGGCTGGCGACTGGCCCGCGTCTCCATCACTCCAGCATTCAGAGCAGCCCAATGACGACCCCTTCCCTTGTCGTGTCTGTGCCGCGTGAGCCGACCGAATCCCCCCTCGACCGCGCTCTGGCCTTCATCGAAAGCCTGACTGAAGAACCGCTGCTGGATTTCAACGATCGCCTGATGGAGGTCGATGACATTCGGGAACACGCCATGATCGAGTTGGCGTCGATCCGAAAGCAGATCGCAGATGAGGTCACTACGGTCGTTTGGAACGGCCAAGACTACATCAACGCGATCAAGGCGCACAAGGCTGAACACGGCTCCAACCTTGCTGTCGCGCGAGACGCTGTCGATCAAGGGTGGAGGCCCGTGCCTCCCCATGAGGAGGGGGCGGTGGCTTGGCTCTATACCGAGAACCGATGGAAAGACGGCCCGCGCCACCGCCTGTCGATGGAGCGTCAGGCCATTTCAGACGAAGACCTCAACGAGTTTGAGATCACTGAAACTGCCCTCTACGCCCATCCCGCCCAGCAGTCGTCTGACGTTTCCGGGTTGGTGGAGAAAGACTGATGCCGGTTTTCGATGAGAAATGGATATTGGACAGGGTTGAGGTCGATCCAAACGGAGGTTGTTGGCTTTGGTCGATGTCTCTGTGTGTTGATGGATACGGTCGCGTTAGAATAGAGAGCGAGCAGAGAGAGCTAAAGGCGCACCGACACTCATGGACGATCCTGCGGGGGCCTATTCCTGACGGCCTCCACGTCCTGCACAAGTGCGATGTTCGATGCTGTGTGAACCCAGACCACCTTTACCTTGGGACACGCGAGCAAAATATGGCTGACATGGTGTCTAGAAACCGACGAGGGCCTCAGGCTCCATACAAGCGCATTCCACAGGCGCAAAAGGATATGATCCATAGGTGGGTTCTTTCTGGCACCCCGAAGAAAGTGATTGCGCGCATGTTTGGAGTTGATCCAGCCTCGGTAAGACGGGTTACGAAAGCCCTCGCCCAAGCGAAACAGGTGCAGGGATGAGCGCGACCAACGCTTCGACGCCCCTTCGCTGCACGTGTGGGGGCCGCGATCTGCACCTCACTGAGACCATCGAGGCGACTACGATGTACGAGGTCATAGGCGGTCGCCTGGATCGCGACGACGGCGTTCATGAGCCTGATGGTTATATCAGACTGGAAGCCAAATGCCTGCGGTGCCGGCGGAGATGGAGGCCGCGTAGGCTCGACGGCAGGCGGAGCGGAGCGATCCAGATCACCTGCGTAACGATTGATGACGAAGACGCCCTCCGCTCCAACCCGGAGAGCCCTGCATGACCCGCTCCACCCTTACGGCTTCCGTAGATGGAAGGGGTATTGGTTCACTACGCCCAGAGAGCTCCGTACCCACCGCACAGGTGGCTGAGGCTTCCACCATTTTGGAAGATTATGCTCGCTTAAAAGCCGAGTTCGGTTTCCCGGCCTTAGACGAGGCGCTGGATCGGTTGCGGTTGGGTCTGGCGTTCTATGAGAGCCTGAGCCCGAAAGAGCCGCTCATCCAGATCAGGATGGATGACCTCTATTCTCTGATCGGCGCGGCAAACGCCTTCATCGCCATAGTTGATGAGGCTGGAAGCATCTCCACAGACGCGGTGGGTATGAAGCGCAGCGGAATAGACCAAACCCTTCAATCCCAACCCTACAAGGGAGACTGAGACATGGCTGATCTGACGCTGGCTCTGAACGGCGAGTATTTCGACGCGATCCGCGATGGATCGAAGACTGAAGAATACCGCCTCCGCACCGACTACTGGAACAAGCGCCTCGTCTGTCGATCCTACGACTGGATCGTCCTGACGCGCGGCTATCCGTCCCGTGAAGACGCCTCCCGCCGTCTGGTCCTGCCGTGGCGCGGTTACGTCACGAAGGCGCTCACGCACCCGCATTTCGGCCCTGACGAGGTCCAGGTTTTCGCCATCGACGTTTCGGGGCAGCCCCAATGACAACCACCCCCACCGACCATTCAGAACTGAGGGCGCTCGCCGATACGCTAGAGGCGTTTGCCGAGGGTGCGACAAGGACGGGCCATCACGCTCGCGCGTCAATCATGAGGTCTGCTGCTGGATCGCTGATTGCATGCGGTGAGGCTCTATTAGCGCTCATTCCTAGAAACATTGGCGACAATCCCAATGTTCCAGACAGCATGGTGCTGCCCTGTGACGTGACCATGGGTGAGATCCGTCAGGCTCGCCAAGCCCTTTCCCCTAACCCATCACCAGATAGAGCGGAGAAGTAGGATGGTTTATTCCGGCGCAAGCGCCTTCATACCCACCGCACAGACGGACAAGCCCGCCACCATGCTGGCGAAAATGGCGCGGGCGATCGGAGAGGTTCCCGCAACACCCTTCGATGACATTCGGAACATTTTGTCTGACGCTGCAATCGAACGCGTCGCCCGCGCTGCCCTACAGGCCATCCGAGAGCCCGACGACGCATCTGTGACCGCAGGTCAGCAGCGGTGGAGCATGAAGCAATATGATCCACAGCCCGTCCACAAAATCATCTTCACTGCGATGATCGACGCGATCCTCTCAGGATGGGGCGAGTAATGAACAGAGAACGCAACATCGACCTTCCCGTGTGCCTTCTAACGATAGCTGGGTTTGAGGGGCTGAGCCTACTGAACCGACCGTTTGCGTTTGGTCTGGCTTTGGTTCTTATCGTCGCGTGCCTTGCGGTCCTTTGGGTTGCCGGGAAACGGTCAGCGAACGCGGTGGGTACGGAGCAAGGCGGAGTAAACCCTAACACTCCCATCCTCTCAGAAGGGGGAAAGCCATGAGCGTTGAGATCATGCAATCGTTCGACGTGGTTGAGGCCACATTCACCCCCACCAAGCCCGGTACGCTGCGCCCTGCGGCTGTCCCTTACATCGGTAAGCGGGGGCGATTCGAGGCTCTGTGGATCATAGAGGAAGGCGAAGGGGAGTATTCCGGCCAGTGGGCTATGCGCGTCCCTGAAGACTGGAGTGGCTTCGTGTGGGTGCCCTTCTGCGACCTGAGCGACATAAAGCCCAGCGACGCAACGGATAAGCCACTAGAGCGTTACGCGTGAATGGCCAGCTTGATCGTATCCCTAATCGTCCTGCTTATCGTAGTGGCATTGGTCATTTACGCGATTGACCTGATCCCGATCGGTGATGTTCGAGTCAAGCGCCTGATCCAGGCTCTTTGTGTCCTGCTTGCAGCCCTTTGGTTCGCATCACGTGCCGGCGTCTTGACGCTGTAGGCCCTGTCAGGCAATATCTTCCTGCCATGTGTCTGCTCTGCGGAAACGGCCAGCGGCGAGACTATCCACCAGCCTGACGCGCGGAACCCGCACCCTTGCAGGAACGGCCAAGGCAAGGGAAGACGGCATGATACCCGCCAACCACGACCACCTCTACACACGCCCACCCATGCCAATGACCTACAAGACGTACAACGTCACAGGCATTGTCCCGGAGAGCGCTTCCAGCACTGACGACGAGTTCATTGCATGGGCAGAACGCGCCGATGAGATCATTGCATCCGGTCACTCCCGCGAATGGATTGAAGACCGACTGTCGAGCCTAACCTATGGGTGAGCCCGGAAGACCATCAGACTTCACCGAAGAAAAGGCCGCCATTATCTGTGAGCGGCTTTCTACGTGTGAGGGGGGACTGACAGAGATCTGCGAGGCTGACGACATGCCGCATCTCTCGACCGTTTATCGTTGGCTGCACGCAAACCCCACTTTTCGCGAGGACTACGCGCACGCGAAGCTCCAGCTCGGCAGCTATATGGCGTTCAAGGCCGTTAGGGAGGCGCTGAAGGCTGAAGACCCTCAGTTGGGCAGGTTGGCCTACGATGCACGCAAATGGGCTGCTGGACGCCTTAACGGCAAGGACTGGGGCGACAAGCAAACCACGGTCCACGAAGATCCCCAAGGCAACAACCCGTTCGCCTCTCTCATGGAGGCTGTGAACGGTTCCGGTCGTCCTAAGCCTGGTGGTGTGTGAAAGCCTTCTTTGAGCGCTGGGAGCGTATCGTTGATCGCTTCGCCTACAGCCCATGGTCCTCGGTGGCTCTGTTTGGCTATTCAGCCTGCTGGCTCATTGCAGAGCGCGGCAACATAGGATGGGATGGATTCGCCGGAATAGTGGCTATTGAGCTGTGTTTGGCTATCCGCAGATGGCAGAGGCGGGGTAAATGACAATCACTCTACGTGGGTCCAAACCTTTCGGCCTCGTATCATGCTGATGTGGGGCCTAGACATACCTAGGCGGTCAGCCCACTCCTGCTGCGTTATTTTTCCTTTGGTCGATCGAATGGCGCGTATGTCGTCGTCTGTAAGCCTTTTCGACATCGCCTCTCCCCGTGGTTGGTTGGCGCGACCCTTTGCGTACTTGTCGTCGCTGTTGTCTTGGTTTGTGCCGAGGAACAAATGATCAGGATTGACACAAGCCCTGTTATCGCACCGATGGCACACGCATGTTCCGTGGTAACCGTCGCCCTTGGGGATCGGCCCTCTGTTCAGCATCCAAGAAGCGCGATGGGTGGTGGTTTGTTTTTGGTTAATCTTCATAACCCCGTACCCCCTACCGTCTTTGGCTTTTATCCAATTCCAGCATCCGGTTTCTGGGTCAATTTCATAACCGCGATCAAAGCGAAGACGTTCTGGGATTCGGTGTGCCATGCACTTACAGTAAGGGCTGGTTACAACCAATGTCAATAAGCGCAGCCCAAGTCATCGACCACTTCAAAGACCAGCGCTGGAGGCTGAACAACCTCTACTGGATCACGGACAAGGAAGGTAAGCGCGTCAAGTTCCAGATGAACTGGGCGCAGGTAAAGCTCCTTGACGAGATGAACTATTTGAATCTCGTGCTGAAGGCCCGCCAGCTTGGCTGTACTACTTTCATCCAGATATACCTGCTGGACATGGCGGTCTTCCACCCGGACACCCGCTGCGGTGTGATCGCCCAGACCATGGCTGATGCGGAGGCTATCTTCCGGGACAAGGTGAAGTTCCCGTACGACAATCTGCCTGAAGGCATCAAGACAGCCTCTCGCATCGTCCGGGACAATACGACCATGCTGGAGCTGTCGAATAACTCGATGATCCGTGTGGGTACGTCCATGCGCTCGGGTACGCTCCAGTTCCTACACATCTCCGAGTTCGGGAAGATCTGCGCCAAGTTCCCTGAGCGGGCGCGAGAGATTGTCACCGGGGCTCTGAACACCATTCAGGCGGGACAGGTGGCTTTCATCGAGTCCACGGCTGAGGGGCAGGAGGGACGGTTCTATGACCTGTGCGAGGAGGCGCAGGCCAAACAACGTCGCGGGGAGCAACTGTCCGAGCTGGACTGGAAGTTCCACTTCTACCCGTGGTGGGAAGAGCCGGCCTATCGCCTTGACTCGCCCGTGACCATCACGCCCACGATGGAGCGTTATTTCCGGGTGCTGAGCGACGAACACCGCATCCATCTCGATGATGAGCAGAAAGCCTGGTACGCGAAGAAAGCCGAGGTCCAAGGGGAGGACATGAAGCGTGAATATCCAGCGACGCCTAAAGAGGCCTTCGAGGCTGCTGTGGAGGGGGCTTACTATTCATCTCAGATGGCGATTGCAGAGAGCGAGGACCGCATCGGTCGCGTCCCCTACGAGTCAGCCCTCAAGGTAGAGACGTGGTGGGATCTAGGCATGAACGATGACATGTCGATCTGGTTCGTCCAGCGCCACCGGAGAGAAATCCGCATTATCGATCACTATGCGAACAACGGTGAGGGATTGGCCCACTACGCCAAGGTCGTGGCTGATAAGCCCTATGTCTATGAGCGCCACATCATGCCGCACGATATTGCAGTTCGCGATCTGAGCGAGACCAACGGCAAATCCCGTAAGGAAGTGGCTGAGGGACTAGGCATAAAGCCGATCATTGTCGCGCCGAAGCTGGAGGTGAATGACGGGATCGAGGCTGTCCGGAACATGCTGGGCCGATGCTATTTCGATGCGGTGAAGTGCGCTGAAGGCATTCGATCGCTGAAGAACTACCGCAAGGAATGGGACGACAAGCGGGGTGTCTGGCGCAATCGACCACGGCACGACCAAAGCTCACACGACGCGGACTCGTTCAGGACGGGGGCTGTTGCACCTGATGTTCAGACAGCAGGCGGCGGACGGCTTGTCATGCCTCGTATGGGTGCGGTATAGTGTCTGTGCGAGCGGCGTGGAATGCAGACACGCACCCAGTGCAGCCTTAAACTTGACGCTCCGTAGGTCAGACTGCGGAGGCTGGAGGGTTCTGAATAGCCGGAATAGCGCCCGGCCTCGCACAATAAGCCCGCCCTTTCATCGGGGCGGGCTTTCTTGTATCTGTGGTCATAAGCGAAAACTATCAAACATGGCGCGTCGATAATCTCCGTGGTATATCGAAGCAAATAGGGGACTACAGATGTCGGCTGGCCTTCAACTTGAAACCGGAACGCTGGGGAACGCTGTAGCGGTAAGCGCTGCCAATCCACTTCCGACGACGAGCGTATCCACCTCTTCGGCTCCGGAGTTCTTCCGGTCTGTCGGCTTTGCTAACATTGCGACGGGTCAGGTGGCCGTAACCACGTCTGCCACGCAGGTTGTGCCGGCAAGGGCTGGTCGTGGCGCCGTGACGATCACCTCAACCTCTGCTGTCGTGTTCTACGTTGGGGCATCTGGCGTTACGGCAGCTACAGGCTCCTACGTTGCCGGCGCTGCGGGTGCGTCGATCACAATCCCGACCTCTGCCGCCGTGTTTGCCATTGGCGCATCTGCGGTCACCGTTTCGTATCTGGAAACCTACTGATGGATCAGGGCGTCTTCATTCCGCCCCCCGTTCCTTATGTTTCGATCCCTGCGGGTGAGTCGAGGACAGGTGCGTCCGGGTCTGATCCAGCACAGTTCGCCATGGGTGACCATAAACACCCGAGACTGACGAGCGCGACCATCGTAAGCCTTGATGGCTCTGGCTTGGCCACAGCGACCTTCACGCGCACCTTCGCCACCATGCCGTCCGTTGACCTCACGCCCATTACGCCCGGCGGAACCCAGCCCGTGGCCTTGCAGGTTGATAGCTGGGTCATGAGTGGGTCTGACTATGTTGGATGCGTGGTGAAGGGCTATCGCGGCTCAGTCACGCTTCTCAACCTTGGAATCATAACCACCGGCCTGAACCTTAATGCGTTTGGCGGGTCAGCGTCGGGAGTGACTGTTTCTGTCATCGCCCTTCAGAATAGCACCGTATGACGGATAACGACCACGACGAGGACAACAAGCGCCACGGCTCCGAGGGGGATCGTGAGCTTCTTGGTATCCTGTCGAGCGAGCGTCGCAACTCGATTGGCTTTGACGAGTCCCAAACGCTTACGAAAGAGCGTGAGCTTGCCCTGAAGTACTACAAGGGCGACATGTCGGACGTTCCATCGCTGGATGGGCGCTCCAAGGCTGTCTCAACCGATGTAGCGGACGCCATTGAGACCATTCTCCCCGATCTGGTGGAAATCTTCACCTCGGAGGACGTGGCTGCGTTCATTCCCAAGGGGGAAGAGGACGAGGACGCCGCAGAGCAGGAAACGGACTACATCAACCACGTCTTCTTCAACGAGAATGACGGGTTCATGATCCTCTATACCGCGATCAAGGACGCCCTTCAGGTCAAGACTGGGGTGATGAAGTGGTATTCCGAGGATTACGAGGACGCAGAGACGTTTGAGGGCAAGTCAGAGGCTGAGGCTGTTGCAGCTATTAACGCGAACCCTGAGGGACTTGCCGATCAGGTAAAGAACGAGGACGGGACCTACTCCTTTAAGATCAAGAAGAAGGGCAAGAAGGTTTGCGTCAAGGCTGTCTCCCCGGAGGACTTCACGGTTTCCCGAGATACGGTCTCACTCAGGGACACGCCTTACTGCGCTCACCGGGCCAGACATCGCTATTTCGAGCTGATTGAGGCTGGATACCCGAAGGACAAGGTTGACGCCTGTTCGTCGTATGGACGTGAGACGGAGCAGATTCAGCGCGCTCGCGACACCGCCGGCGAGGGTGATCGTTCGGCTACGGGTACGGGTGATCGCCGCCTGATCGAGGTGGTTGAGCATTATCTGCGCGAGGATGGCAAATACAAGCGTGTCGTGACTGATGCGACGGAATCCGTGATCCTTGAGGGGCCGGAGGAGATTTCCACCAACCGCTTCTCCGCAATCACGCCCTATCCGACCACGCACCGCTTTTATGGCGAGTCGGTGGCTGACCGCCTGATTGAGATCCAGCGCATTCGCACGGCCCTGACCCGCATGTCGCTGGATAACGGCTATTTCGCGCTGAATGGCCGTACCGAAGTCAACATGAATAAAATCAATGAGTGGACCATCCCGGATCTGCTCAACAATGCGCCGAACATGCCTGTTCGCTCGCAGGGTGATGCGCTTAGCCCGCTGGTCTCATCGGGTCTTGGATTCGACCCCTTCGCCGCTCTGGAATACTTCTCGACGCAGGCTGAGCAGCGCACGGGTATCGTTCGCAACGCTCAGGGCCTGAATCCTGATACGCTGCATGACACGGCTTCCGGTGCGATGGCGCTGATGACGGCGGCGCAGAAGCGCATCCGCCTGATCGCCCGCATTCTGGCCGAGACAGGCATCAAGGACATGTTCCTTGGCGTCCACCAGTTGATCCGTGAGACGGCATCCGGCCCGCTGAAGGCTCGTCTGAGGAACAAGTGGGTTCAGATCGATCCAACGTCGTGGGGCTCACGCTCTGACATGACGATCGAGATTGGCGTGGGCGCATCCGGCAAGGAAGCGCAGATGCTGATGCTTCAGCAGGGCCTCCAGACCATGCAGGAGATTGTGGTTCAGCAGGGCGGGGCGAACGGCCCTCTCGTGACAGAAACCAACGTCTATAACCTGACCAAGAAGTTCTTTGAGAAGGGCTTGGGCTTCAAGAACGCCGAGCTTTACATCACCGATCCGAAGGCACCGCCGAAGCCGGGTGAGGAGCCGCCAGAGCCACAACCTGACCCCGCATTGATCGAGGCTCAGGCCAAGATGCAAATGGCCCAGATGGAGATGCAGGGCAAACAGCAGCTTGCACAGATGGAGCTTGAGGGTCGTCAGCAACTGATGGCTGCGGAGTTCCAGGCTAAACAGGCCGAGGCTCAGGCGCGTCTGGAGATGGACCGGGAGAACAATGCAGCCAAACAGGCTGCGGCCCGTGAGGATGCGCTGCTGACCGCCCAACTGAAGCGGGATGAGGCTGCGGCCAACATTCAGGCGCGACGTGATCAGGTGGCCGGCGAGTTGACGCTGAAGCGTGAGCAGATCGCCGCAGAGTTGAACCTGAAGCGCCAGCAGATCGGCGCGGAGCTTGAGTTGGAAGCCGAGGGAATGGCTGTAGACGCCCACCTCTCGGAGCGGGCTCAGGTCTCGTCGTCTGATGTTGAAACCGGAGGGGCTGGCGGATGAGCGTTCAGGGACAGAAGGCCATCAACCTGAGTCGGGAAGCCGCACAGGCCATTGAAGTGCTGAATCCTGCGATCGACAGCCTTGTTGATGGTCTGGTCGAAAGCCTGAAGATCATCCCTATTGGACAGTCAGAACAGATCCTGTCGGTTCACGCAGCCTTGAGCGCGACACAGAAGGTAAAGACGGCTATAATCAAAATCATTGCAGACGGACAGTTGGCAGAACATGCGCTTATGCAGGCCAACATCCTTGAGGAGAGCAAATGAGCGATACCCTGACCATCGACCAAGCCGTTGACATTGTAACGGACGGAGGCGTAGGGGCAGATAGCCCACCTGAGCGCGAGGAAAACGCAGCACTTGAGGGCGCAGAGATTTCTGACGGTGACCAGCCGTCAGGGGAGGAAGCAGCGGAGACGCCAGCCGATACCCAAGAAGGAGACGTTGAGGCACCGGCGACGGTAGTTGAGGCTCCGACATTCTGGTCTGCTGAAGGCAAGGCGCTGTTCGCAACGCTGACCCCGGAGGCACAGGCGGCCATTCTTGCAGAGGAAAACGGCGTCAAGCAACTGACGGCGAAGAAACTGGAAGGCACGGCAGCAGAGAAGAAGGCGGCTAAGGCGGAACGGGATAAGTTCGCCCAGCTCACCGGACGCATGGCGGAAGCTGCCGAGAGGGCAGAGACCACCTTCGCATCCCGGTGGGCAGGTATTACCCCGGAAGGCTGGAGCGCCCTCGCTCAACAAGACCCGAACAAGTACACGGCCCTAAAGGCGCAGTTTGACGCGGAACAACACGCTACCCAGCAGGCGAAAGCCGCCAGGGCAGAGGCTGAATCCACGCAACACGCTGACTGGCTGTCGGAACAGGCTGAGAAGCTTCAAACGCTCTGCCCTGCCCTTGTAGATCCAGTCCATGGAGAGAAAAACCTGCGGGAACTCTCCGACTGGCTGATCAAGGAAGGGGTCGATCCGGAGGATCTTCCGCGCGTGGATGCAGTCCAGATGACGCTGGCTCGAAAGGCCATGTTGTATGATCTGGGCGTCGCCAAGCTGCAACAGCCAAGACAACCTCCCGCGACGAAACCCGGCCTGAAACCTTCCGGCTCGGAATCGTCAACCCTTCAACAGCGCTCTTCCGCGAATGCAATGGCCAGACTGAACAAGTCCGGCTCCATTGATGACGCGGTGGATGCGATCCTTTCAAGGAAATAAGGAATGGCTGCTCCTACCAATCTGGTCACCACGCTCAACACCGTTGGCCAGCGTGAAGACCTCGAAGACGTCATCTATCGCGTCGCCCCCGAGAAGACCCCCTTCATCTCGTCGATCGGCAAGGTGAAGGCGAAAGCTCGTTATCACGAATGGCAGGTTGAAGACCTCGCCACGCCGAACCCTGAAAACGCCCAACTGGAAGGCGACGACGCAACCCTGCAAGCGGGCAACCAACCGCAGCGCGTCGGCAACTACTGCCAGATCTTCACCAAGGCCTTCGGCGTCTCGCGTACGGATGACGTGGTCGATCTGGCTGGTCGCGACAAAGAATCGACCCGTCAGAAGGTCATCAAGGGCCTCGAAATGCGCCGCGACATGGAGGCGGCTTTCCTCCAGAACCGTGCATCGCAGAACGAGTCCGGCGCGAACCCTCGTAAGTCTGCCGGCGCTCTTGCCTGGCTGACCACGAACGTCTCGCGTGGCGCTGGTGGTGCTAACGGCGGCTTCTCCGCCGGTATCGTCACCGCTGCGACCAACGGCACCCAGCGCACCTTCACGGAAGCTCTGGTCAAGACGGTCATGGCTCTGGCGTTCAACTCGGGCGCTTCGCCTTCCATCGCCATGATGGGCGGCACCAACAAGCAGCAGTTCTCGGCATTCACCGGGATCGCCCAAACCCGCACCGAAGTGAAGGGCCGCAACCAAGCAACCATCATCTCGGGCGCGGACTACTACGTCTCGGACTTCGGCACTCTCGCCATTGTCCCGCACCAGTACGCCCTGACCCGTGACTGCTTCATCTATGACCCTGACTACTGGGCCGTGGGTACGCTGGACGGCTTCAAGTCGGACATGCTCGCCAAGACGGGTGACTCCGAGAAGTGGCTTCTGACGCACGAGGCAACGCTCGTGGCCAAGAACCAGAAGAGCTCTGGGGTTGTCGCGGATCTAATCTAGCAAAATCAATGACTTAGAGGGGTGGTTGTTGTGGCCACCCCCATTTCAAAAGGAAGCGTACCAATGGCTGAAGAAGTCAAAAACACCGAAAACATCACCCCGGTCTCGTCCACCACTTCGGCACCTCCTGCCCAGCCGAAGCCGGATGTCACCCTGTCGCGCACCAATGAGTCTGAGGTTGAGGCCGAAGCTCGTGGCGCAAAGGCGAAAGCTCGCGGCGGCACCAACAACGAACCCGGCATGGACCGTCCCGT